GCTGCATTAGATGCTGCACTTGCAGATACCATAGCTCCTTTAACAGGAGGAGGTCCAAAGTGGAAGTCCATTAATGGTGCTGGGTCATCATAGATAGTTCTAGGTGATTCAATAGGCTGAATAGGCATTGGTAGTTCACCGGGATCTGACATCTTTTCAGCGTATGCTGCTAAGTTAGCAGAGAACCTATCATTCTTTATATCCTCTAGTGCTGATAAAGTAGCTAAACCAGCACTTTCTAATCCTTCATTTAAAGCAGCAACTGTATAACCAAAGTTGGCAGCTGCAGCTTGATGGGTTTTACCAACTGATACACCAGATTGACCTAATGATCTTATCTTACCTTCTTCTTGTAAATGTTTTATTCTTTGTTCTTGTGTATCAAAAGCAGCTTCTGTATGTATTTCATCTAATTTTCTTAACTCATCACTATGAGCTTTTTGAGCTACTTTCTCATTATATCCCGTCTTCATAGCATACAGTTCATTTGATTTCTCATATTGAGCATCAAGTGAATCCTGTTCTCTTTGTCTAATCATTAACTGATGAGCATAATTAGAAGCATTTATTGCATCTTGGTAAGATGCTGCATTCTCATCGTTCGATCTTTTAGTTACAGTTTCTTTTATCCTAAACGCATGTTCAGCTTTAAGCTGATCAATCTTCATATTGTACGCTTTCGTATCATACTCAAATTGACGTTCTGTAGCTTCGTTCTGTTGTCTTGCTTGTTTCTTAGCAGCTTTTGCTGATTTACTTGCTCCCCATAAACCCATACCAACGGAAACTATTGCACCTAAAATATTACTCTCTACACCAGATTCAGCCATCACTTTTTCGTGTGGCTTCATCATCATCATTTCGTGTTCATTAGCTGGAACACCAAACTCATTCATCATCATATTTTAAAACCTCTTATAGAATCTCGGTGAATAATTACCTTCCCACATCATTGAATTTAAAGACACAGGGAATGGTGAATCATTAAATATCCTCAATTGGAAGTTTTCTGTTTTCTGATGTATTGGTATAGTAAACACTGATTGTTCACTTAATGCTATATCATTAGCTAAGTAAGCATCAGCCATCTGTGTAGGATTAAGGTTATACCATTCATCTAAATATATAACAATATCATCTGCACTATATACAAGTATATTATTAGTACCAGATGCAGGTGCTGTCTTAAATATAATATACTGTTTAACTATATCATAGGTACTAGAATCCTGAAGGACTCCTCCTATCTTAACTCTAAGTTTAGTGAGATCATTAGGTGTATAAGTTAAATCAAATGTTTTTTCAGTACCATCTCCACTTAAAGTTTTTAGTTCACTAGAAGCAGCAGTTAGGGTAATCTTAGGTAATGTTCCTGTAGAATCTACAGTATAAGCATTACTTACTACATTGTTTATTTTAACTTTTATCTGTTCATCATCAATATATTTTAAATCAGATTGATCCCATTGATATACAGTAGTAGTTCCATCAGATGTGTACTCTTTTTTACCTTGTCTAGAACCTGTAGATTTAAGTTTAAATCCCATTACACCAGACAACCCTACAGCAAACTTCATTCTAGCTACAGTTAAGGTAGCAGTATAATCTGTTTTTCTTTGACCCTCATCAGTTCTAACATATGTCTTAGGTAATATAATATCTAAATCATATTTCCATCCAACTACTACATCATCTTCAACAGACGTTAAATCTTTCCATTCTACTTTAAAGTAAGGATCACCATCATTTGTAATTACAGTTGGTGTCGTAGTAAATCCAGATTCAATGAACTGTCCAGTTGCAGTTGTACCTTTAATGATTATAACAGGAGTTAATCCTGATACATTATTCCAAGGTATATAACATTTAGAGAATTTATTAGTAGCATCATAATCTACTTTATTATTCCCAGCTGCATTACTAGCTGAAGCATATAAATCCATACAAGGATTAATTCTACTACCATCATTATTAACAATAATAGCGTCAGATGGACTCTGACTTAAACTAGCTACACTTAATGTAAACTGACCACCTTGTTTAGTAACAGCAAACATTTCATCTGAATCAAGAGCTATGCCTTGTACATTACCCATCAGTTGCCAGTTATACCATGACTCCATTACATTATTTTTACCATCATTATGTGTCCGATAAAAATAAATCTTATCATCTGACTGACTAGACATAGCTAAGAATTGGTTTTGTGGACTCGCAATAAACGTATCTATTGTAGCTGGAACCCACTCATTTACAACTTTTCCAATATCTAATACTTGAGGGTTCTCGTCTTGACCTTTTGTGACCATTCCGAATACTCTAGTATATGCTGGAGTTTTACTTATGAAATTAATATTAGTACCCATATCAATAGGATCTACATCTGTATCCATCTCATAGTTAGATATAGTTCTGATTGTAGTTGTAGAAGGTGTTAGAATTCCGTTACCAGAACCCATTAGGAATTGCTGACTCTTACTAAATAGGACTAAACCCTGTGTAGTAGGAATCACACCATGGAGTGCTGCTGGTCGAATTGATGAACAACTTAAATCTACTGGATCTGAATCAGTCTGTGTTTGAGCAGAGATAGAATAGAAGTTATAGAAATCCTGTGTCTGACTTAAAGCTACATTATCTTTGGATAAGAGTCCAAGTCTACTATTATGGAAAAATGATTGTTGTATTTTAGCCCCAACAAAACTGGGTTGTGGATTAGTTATATTATCGCCTACTTTCCTAGCTGTCCAAACTATTTTCCTGAACTGGAAAGTATTAGTAGCTGTGTTAACTAATTCATGTGGCATAGTTGTATCAATTAAACCTGTAGATACTGTTGGGTCTACTGTTTCAGCCCAATAACCTCTACCAGAAGTTCCGTCTTCTGCTACAAACTTAGCCCAATATGTATCAAATACTGAATCAGTATTGACAACTTTAACTGTTCTATCATGTATAGAATTGAAAGGTAGTTGTGATACATTATCTACTACATCTTGAACTACATTTAATTTATCATTAGTTACTCCACCAGAAGCAGTAATTTTAAATTCAGTATTACCACTATTTCTTTCTAAATGTAAAGCATCATCATACTTAGTTACTACTAGGTTAGATATATTTAAACCATTTATTCTACTTTGTAATTCAGTTAGTAATTGATCATAAGTAGCTGTATTGGGGGAATCATACTCTGCTATACTACCTGAATTACTACCATCACTATCACTAATAGTTACATTATACTTACCTACTGGATTACCGCTTAATACTAATGCAGCTCTGGCTTTTGTCTTATAAGTAGGAGCAACAATTTCTTTAACTGTATACTGATTATTAGTTATAATAGAAGTATCTTGTACTGTCAGTATGTCGTAATTTTTACGTTCCCCCAATAAGTGTGATTGCGCTCCAGAACCATAAGTAACAGCACACGTTATGCCTGTAGTAGCATTCCATATATCTATGTCACCTAAAGTTATAGTACCGACTACATTAGCTCCAGTACCAGCAGCAGCTGCTGTTACAGTAATAGTATCATTTGTAGCATATCCTGTACCAGCATCCTTAATTGTAATACCAGTTACAACTCCTCCAGAAGCTGTAAGATTAACAGTTGTACTATCTTTATCCCCTGATCCGCTTGTAGCATTAACAGCTACCCCTACTTTATCAGTAGCTCCACTAGTTCCATTACTAGTTACTGCTACTGAAGCTGGCTTAATACAACCTATATATTTCTCATCATTATCTCTATGTATATAGAACCACTTACAATTATCATAAGTAGTTCCAGTACCTAAATTAGTTAACCATTTAAACCCCGGTCTTTTAGTAAGACCAAAGGTAGGATCAGGATAACCATTTAAGCATTCTCTTACTTGATTCGATAGTTTCTTATCATCAGATTGCCTTGAGACTCCCCCTAGATAATTTGGAACTCGTTGTGTTACTGCTGCCATTATCTTTTAAGTGCATGGAATGGTTGATAACCTTGATAGTAATTCTGTTGACCTTGGGGATGACCAAAGAATGTGTACTGACCTTGTTGTGTTTCATACTCTAAAGCTAAAGCTCTTGAGTATGCTTCTTGTTGTTGGAGCATCTGGTACTGACCATTGTCTCCTACTATTCTCTGTGATACTAAAGTAGCAGCTCTAGCTGTTATAAAGT